AATTGAGATATCTCACGCAGATACAAGAAAACCCCGCGACTGCGGGGCCTCGCCTTGTCAGGAATCTGAGCTTCGCTCCATTCCCCGACAATCCATCTACACGACAGTTTACTCACAACAAGCGTTGCAGCAAGCGTTGCAGTGAAGAAAATGTGAAAGAACAGCACTCACCGTGGAAACGAACGGCTTTTCCGTAATAGCCCCAGATCGCATCCAGCGTCAGAGCTAGAGTCGCAGCGGCCCCCACGTCTTACCGGGGTGGGGCTCTCCCACCCCCATGTGTGCGCGTGCGCGTGTACGCGCGTGTGGGCGTGCGCGTATGCGTGCGTACATGCGTGCGTGTGTGCGTGCGTGTGTGCGTGTGTGTGCGTGTGCGCATACGTGTGCGTGCGCGTATCCGCGCGTGTACGCGCGTAGGCGTGTGCGTATGGGCGCGTGCGCATACATGCGTGGTTATGGGACTGTGAGCGGCGGCGGCATGAGGTTGAGTGATGTTGGCTCATGTTTGGTGATTGTTGCATGGTGCAACTGTTGTATGTGCAACTATATGGGTATGGGAGTAGTGGCGTGGGCTCTGTGGTTTGACGGTTTTTGTGGTGGTTATGGTGGTTTCGACACGCCGATAAATGTCAATGTTTTCAACGGTTTATGTGGTGGTGTGATTGTACAATTTGACATCCCCTTATGGGGTTGCTTATGATGGAGCCACAACGAAACGAGAACACAGAAAGGAACCCCGAGATGAACACCACGGAGATTAAAGCCAAAGCATTTAGGGCGGCGGTGGACCTAGCCACGGTATGTAAGCCCTGCACCTATGACAACGTGCTTGACCTCACGGCCATGTCCCTCGGTATCGAGATGGACGACAACGAGGAATACCCCGCCGAGCTATACCGCAAGTTTGACAACGTGTGGAATGACCTCAACAAGTAATCAGCGCGGCCATAGTGGCTAACGCTAGGGTGCAAGTCCCTAGTCGCGCACTTAGTCCCCTCTATCCAAAACTCATAGTGAGCGGCGGGTAATCAGGCGGACATGAACCATTGATAACTAAAAAGTGTTGCCAAAAGTCGGTTGTAATCTGCGTAGTGAGAGTACGTCAAACAAGGTTGCATAAATGAGTTGCGTCTACCGGCGTCTAGCCTACCGGGCTAGTGAGGATAAGAGAGCGGGTATCCGGCATGGAATTGTCCCCGCTATGAACGTCGCCACTGGATAGAGTGGCAGACGCGGGGAGATAACCGCGCGACGGCTAAACCGGACGTTTGAAATTGTATAATTGGGCCCACTGAACCAGAGTGAGGTGGGCCATGAGTCTTAGGGAATTAAGGCAGAAGCGAGGATATACCCAAGAACAGCTAGGTAACAAGGTAGGCATGACGCAAGGTCGTATTGCCGACTTTGAAGCCGGTCGTAGATCCATCGGGAATATGACACTTGATAATGCGCTGCGGATTTGTGACGCTTTGCGCGTCAGTAACCCTCGCAAACTGTTAGAGGCTGAGAGGCCAAAAGAAAACACTAGTGAAAGCTAGTTGTGAGCCCTAATCGATTCAATTCTTCGCCTGACTGTAGGCGTCGTATACAGTCGGCCTAGCTCACTGGGTTTACCCCATAGTCTAGGCACTCATAGCGTGCCCCAAGGTGGACGGGATACGCTGGAACCTGTTATATGGAAAGGTGGTGAGCCGTGCCGGTTGGCGATATCGTCGTTGACCCGCGTATCCAGACTCGACATCCCGACGTGTCCGCTGATTCAGTGCGCGTGGCATGGTCGAACGTCGTGCGGTTTATGGCGCGTGAGGATACCGACCCGTTGCGTTATGTGGCGGTTGGATACGACGAGTACGGGCGTTTGCTGGAAATGGTGGCGGTACTAGATGAGTCGGATCGTTGGCATGTGTTCCATGCCATGCGTGCGACGCCGAAGGTGCTGCGGGAACTGAAACTTTTGTAAAGGAGGAAGTGTCATGTCTTTTGTTGCGAAGGGTGGCCGTGTGGTCACTGATGACATGTTGGACAAGTGGGCCGACGATGCGGATAACGGCGAGTTCGGCGGAAGGCCGGGTGCGGTGTATTCCGGGCCTGTCGTTCCTGTCGCTCAGGCGGATGCTGTCAGTCGGACGTTTTCGTTAAGCGCTGACATGTCGGCCATGTTGGATGCCGTCGCTAAACGTCGTGGCGTGTCCGCTGATGACATCATGCGGCACGCGCTGGTGCGTGAGTTCGCGTCAGTGTGAGCTGTTCGGCGTGCTGGTTTTCCGACACGCCGATTTGTTTAAACCAAAATGATACGTTATGCTATCAATTATCAAGCCCAATCGGGCAAGACAAAAGCAAGTTTGAGAACTTAACAGTGTTTCCCTACATGCAAATGATACATTTTGCTGTCATAATTGGTTTACCTACTACTAGAGAAAGCGGGTAAGCCTATGGGACTTAAGGAACTGCGCAAACAAGCCGACTTAACACAAGTTGAGCTAGCCAAGCGCACTGGAATAGCGCGAACAATCATCAGCAGTTATGAGACCGGGCGGCGAGACGTTCGGAACATGACTCTTGAAAACGCTTTGAAGATATCCAGTGCACTCAACTGCCAACCGAGCGACCTGATGCGTTAAAAGAATGCGGCTAAGTAGCGCCAACTACCTAGCCGCGTGCCTTAAGTTGAAAGTTCTCTAACCAATCAATCAAATCGAGGCTGTGCTATCTTAGCACGCCTCACATGGAAGTGAGGAACCATGCGTAAAATTCTGGCGGCTTCAGCCGCGTTAATCACACTTTTCACCCTGTCCGCTTGCGGTAGTGATACCGCGAACATCCCGCAATGTGAGAACGAAGACGGCTCGGGTCAAGCTGGACTCTGCTACTGGGATAGTGCTCGAATGGGCAACGGACGCGGTACCGGCCTGTACATCTACCAAGACGGCATTCTAATCGACGAACGCTACTAAGTCTTTCAATCAGATTCATTCAGTCGCGCGGCTGTCTCCGCGCTTCATCAATTCAAGGGAGATTCAAAAATGTCTATTGAGGAAATGTGGGACGCGCTGAAAGATGATTACGGTGTGTCCGAGCAGACTTTGCAAGTTGTCACCAATATCAACGGCTACAGTACCGACACCATGCATGACGTGCTGTACGCGGTAGCCGCAGAACGTCAATTCGATGGCGAGGTGGCATGATGTCGCGTTTTATCAAAACCTATTCACGGCGCAAGGGCACTTACGGTTTCGACCTTTACCGCGTGCATTACCCCTACAGCAACTTCTGCGTTGTCCCGTGGTATCGCAGTGGCAACGAGACGTGCGTATGCGGTTCCGGGCAACAGTTTTTCGAGAACATGGATGAAGTGAGGGTGTTCATGAAGTCCTACAAAGTCCAGAAACTCTCATGACCATCTGCGATGGTGCGGCGCATTAATCCGCGCTTCAAGCCCATTCGGGCAAATTCCGATCAATCAAGCCTATCACACTAAGGGGTGTGTCATGTCTGAAGAAATATTGAATCCAAGTGACTTCCACGTTGGCTGGTCGGCCCAATCGTTGGCCGGCGACATCTACGTTATCGTAAAAGCCACTGACAAGACGGTGACGTTCGATAAATACGATACCGTCTGGCTTACCGTTCGACGTGTCCGGCGTAAGCGTTTCGAGTGGATTGAAGGAGGCTATTTCAAGGACGGTACCTTCACGTTCTGGCCGAGTAATTTTTTCCCGCCTGAGAACGTCTGCAGTCGCAACGATTTCATCCAATCGCATGAGTTTAAGGCGGTGGCATGATGGCACGCTACTATTACGCTTTCTGCTGGACTTACGGTGTCGGCAAAAAATGGGAAGACGGCTCATGGCCTGGGAGTCTCATGGTGTTCGATTCGATGGCGGAACGTGACAAGTGGGTTGCTGGCGACGTGTTTGATGGTAACTGCCACAATGAGGCCATTACGGCCAAGGAAGCGCGGCGTATCATGGCGGACACTGTTATCGGTTTCGACAATGATATGGCCGCACGGTACGACGGCAGCAAGTCTGCCATTGAACGGTATGCGCCCATTGTTGAACTGGTCGAGGCGTGGCGGCGTATTGACGCGCAACTTAACCCGATCGAGTACTACACGGACTAAAAGAATGCGGCTAGGTGTCACTACCACCTAGCCGCGTGCTTCAAATAAGTGAGGTAATTTGAGGCGTTGCTATTGTAGCACGCTTCACAAGGAAAGTGAGGTAATCATGACCACGAAATTTCAGATTGCAATAGACGTCAACTGGAAAAAGTCGCGCACGTGGGGGCATAACCCTACCGCCGAAGTTTGGGCGACGCTTTCGGGCGTGCGGAGCGACTACGGTACCGGACATGCAAGCGGTTGCGGATACGATAAAAGAAGCACTGCCGTCTGTAGTGCCCTACGCGACATGCCACTCATGCAAACGCTCATGATGTGGCCGAAGCTGAACGTGGACAGCGATTACGGTGGTCTAGCCGCACCCGTAGTCAACAAACGTGATTACGGGTATGTGCTGGACTTTGCCGGAATGGGCATGAGGGTGTTCTTGAACTTCATGCGCAAAAACGGGTTCGATGTGGTTGAAATGGAAGGTGACACGTTCGACGGATACGTGCTCACGCGGGACATGCCCGAGTCTTTCGTGAAGATGGTGGCATGATGGACTATCGTAATACCCCTTCGGGTACCGTCTTGGGTGTCCGCAAGTTCGCTGACCTACCCAAGGACGCCTATTTTAACCATTGGTCCGAGCGGTACACGTTCAACAGCGGTAACGCTTTCAGCGCTTGCGTCACGCAAGAAGCACTTGACTTCTTCAAGCCTGACATGCGTAAGCTGACCATATTCATCGATGATGAATTAGGCGAGTACGTGCTATGGCGTGGCATGGCTTTCGAGGTCAGATTGTACGCTCAAAAATTCCGTAAAGCCTAATCGTTTCCCCGCCCACTCGGGCAATTCAATCAATCAATCGTAAGGGCATGGCGCTGAAGCCATGTCCCCGCTGTTTCAAAAGGAGCTTGACAATGATTACCGCTGAAGACATTACGGACATGGTGGATCGCGTTGACGCGAAACTCACGCCTAAATGCCGGTATGACGGGTTTCAGCCTTGTGAGGGTATCTACCGTCTGGGCGATTACGGGTATGTCACTGAAACCGAGTATGACGCGGCTTTCGAGGGTGAGCCCTATTGGGCTCGGGACGCTTACATGTTGGAAGGTAACGGCGTAGGGCATGGCAGAATCGCACGACTCTACAATGACGGCGACGTTGAAGCGTTATCCGATTACGTCAATGAGCGTTTCGATAACGACCAGATGGACGACGTTTTCTATACCGAAGCCACCGAAGAGGGTGAGTGTTGAGAGTCCGTCGTGTTCTGTTTGTGGCCGCGCTAGTCGCGGCTTTTCTCTTTCTCAGGTGGGTTGGTTTTATCCAGCCGACTCCCCAATGTTCCACGCCTTACGGCGTTAATGACACCGTGACCTGTGTTGATGGCGATTACGCCTATCACCGTGGCGTGCAAATCTGACAATCAATCTTTGAAGTGAGGTAAATCAAAATGAAGAAGCTGGCTAATGATCCGTCGCGTAACGTGAATGCCGTGAGCGGCATGTGGGTTCGACTGCGCAAGGACGGCTCGAAATATGATGTACGGTATGTTAACGCTAGGGTGAAGCGAGTCTGGTCGTTGTCCCAAACGTCTGAGGGTACCGCGTGGAACGTTCAGGCTAGGGGAGTCCAGTATGAGGATTTTCTGAACGGTATGAAGTCAAGCTCGGTTGACCTTGAGCATGGCTGGTTGCTGGTGCCTGACTCGGAACGATGTGGAATCGTTCGGGTGCCGGTGCCTACCGGTATGGACGCGAAACGTGTGTCCGCCATTAAGGCTGATCCGCTGGTTGATATGAACTGGCGTAATGATGGTGAACGGTTCCTGAGCGGCGTTCACTGGCCGGTGCCTGTACCTGTTGAAGATGAGAGCAAGTGGGCTGGTGAGGATGAGTTTCTGGATGATGAGCCGGCGCCGATTACTCAGGAGATTGCTGAAGTCCCGCCCAAGGTCAACACGTTTGCCGTGTCCTACGCGACTCTGCCTGACCTGATGATGGCTAAGGAATGCCCGGAACTGCAAGGTTTGGGCCATATCAAGGCGTTCCGTACCAGCAAGGGTAAAAAGGTGGCGTACATCGCTTCGGCCAACGGCAAATGCGTAGTCGCCTACCGTGCAAGGTATGAGCGTGGCAGTGACAAGCAGTTAGAACAGGCGGTGGCCGATTACGTGGCCGTTGCCCGTAACCTGTGGGCTAAGGCGGCGTGACATGAGCGAGCTGAGAGACAAGGCCACGCGACTGTTGTTGAAGTCGGCGTGGGAAATGGCCGATGACAACGAAGATGAGCTATCCGCCGTGTTCGACGGTCAGCATGGTTTCACGGATGGCTTACGTAGACGTGCGATCGATACCCTGGAGGGTGTCGGTTGTATGCCCAGTACGCCGCCTGACAATGATGAGATGGAGCGTTTGATTGCTGATTCCGGTTTGTCGTTGGACGTGCTGGATAAGAGAGCGCGTGAGGTTTATGACTGTGGTTATTCCACCACGTATCAACGCTACCAAACCGCTATCGCCATGCTTATCGATGATTTGCTGGGGGTGGATTGATGGAAGTCAAGATACCTACGAGCAAGATTCGTGAGGTTATGGAATCGTCGGGGGCCGTGTACACGCCGGATAATATCGCGGCTGTACGCGCAAACATTCCACTGCATACGTCTGACCTGATTTTGGCGGCGTTGAACGCCACCGATTTGCCCGACAAGCGGTTTGCCTTGCCGCTTTTCTAGTTCTTGCCGTCCAGCTTTTTCCTCACTTCCGCTGGACGGCAACCCATTTTCCCCATGTATTCGCGTGTATTAAAAGACATTTAAGGAGATTGATTATGTTTGGAATGTGGCTTGACAATGTTTACTATTCGCGTCTAGAAATCTTAACTACTGAGCCATCGTTGATGCGCACTGATGTTCGGAAGCAGGTGTTCCGTATCGAGGACATCACCAATTATGAGGAGTCACGGGCGCGTCCGACATTCCGACTGCAAAGGTGCTCGTGGTTCACGGCGTTCCGCCAATGGTTAGCTGATGAGCTGGACACCATGCGTGGAAATATAGTCTCAGATGGCTGGCTCCACATGTTCGACGGTATGGAATCGTTTGGCTTCTGGCTGTACAATTACAAGGAGATCGGCATGAAACCGTTCATTGGAGGCTCCGAAGTGATAGACGTGGCCGGAAGATTGGTGACTGAAGATGGCCGCTGTTGGACTATGAGTTACTGACTTGATTCTTGCCGTCCGGTGTTTTCCTCACTTCCATCGGACGGCATTCCTTTTTTTTTAACCCAATATGGTATATGATTGATACCATCTGTTAACCGTTAAGGAGGTTGTTATGGGTAAGCTGGTCGCCAATGTCGATGATGGTGTCAAGGCGCGTGCTGCCGCGCTCTACGATTCCATGGGCATGAGCCTGAGCACCGCCGTCAACATGTTCCTGCGCCAGTCTCTGGTGGACAACGGATTGCCGTTCAGGCCGACGCGACACACGCCGGACGGTTATCCGGTGCCGCCTGTTCACAATGCCTACATGTTCGAGCGTTCGGAGAAGGGCCATGTGATACTGCCCGCCGATTGGGATGATTCGGAGGATAGCGTCTATGACCAGTACGCCAAGTGAACCGCGTCTGTATGACGTGTGGCTGATGTGGGTGGAGTTTCCCGACCATCCCGGTATCGGGAAGCCGCGTCCGGTGGTTAT